CTGACGTCCTTCCCTTCACTTTGAGGCAGGCGGCCCGTAAGGGAAGCCGACCTGCCGAATCGAATGCTTATTTTACTTTCTTTCGAGAGACCTTTAAGGTCTCGAAGAAAGAAGGCGTGCGGGTCAGACGCAGGGGTAGTGCAGGCTGGCGTATGATGCGGGTCAGACGCAGGTGACGCAGGTTCGCGGACATGACCTCCACGCATGACCTCCACGCATGACCTCTACGCATGACCTCTACGCATGGCATGTCTCTGCATGGTGTACACACACAATACGTACGAGGCACACATGTCTGCCTGCACCGTCCGGGATCGTACATGATGTGTATGCCCATGGTGACGACCGAAGGGAGGATTCCCGGGCAAAACCCCCGCGGGCGTGACCTCCCTCCGCCACCTCCGTCCGCCACACACAGAGGTAGCGTACACACACACTATGTACGTGTGTAGAGCGTGAGGTAAAACCAGTGGCGATCACTCAGGTTCTTGCCCCAACCCCGGCAATCCCGCCCTTAGGTTCGCTAACTGCTCCGGCGTGGCTCCAGCCTTCACCGCGTCCTGAAATAATCGATAGTGCTCCGGCCAATGGTCAGGATTGGACTCCGCTTCCTTCGTCAATGCCGCCAACTTCTCCAACTCTTCTGCGTCCATAATTCAAAAAGGTGAAGGTTCTTCCCTGAAGCCAGCCTCCTTGATCAACCTCTCAATCTGCTCATTAGGCACCGTGATCTTCTGCCCCTGGTTTATCACCGTGTCATAATACCCCTCAAATTCCGACTCAGATAACTCCTCCCGGCAATCGTCCCAGTAACTGACCGCACTTGCGTATTCATTGTGGAGGAAAAAATCATACCAACCCACGAAGCTTTCTTTAATTTTCTCATTAAGATTCCCCTCAATAATCCCAATTGCGGTAATGAAACTCTCCGGGGTGCAGATATAGATACTCGGGTACTGCTCAAATGCACTCCAGATCTTGTGACGTGGATTGAGCTTGTAGGGAATCAACAGGACGACAGGACTGGCGTGATCCACATTGAAAATCACCGCATTCGCAAATAAGTCTCTCAGGTTGTCCCTGGTTGTCTCAGTAGGAATGACGTAACAGGCGGTATTGTCTGGATCGAATTTATTCCTAACGTCCTTCAGCTTGTAGACTGTCTTAAATACTGAATTCTTATCCTTCGTGTTGAAGTGAGACCAAGTCAGGTTGCTTAGGTTAAACCCATCAGTGGAATAATTGTTTTCTAACAGGTACTCCACATCGTGCTTTAATCCTGATGGAGCCGAGTCCATCCGGTCGCGAACGATATCATTAAAAACCTTGGATCGTGAGATTCCTCTTTTGTCTGCCTGTATATCGAGCCACTCGAGTACATCAGGCGAAAAAGAAATCGATTTATTAACGGTTAAACTTTGTGGATTTTGGGATGAGGCAGTCATTTCTGTTAGTATTTTGGGGATAATTTTGCCGAAAAAAGGAGTACTTTCTTCGTACAGGAATCTCTACAATCTCACTAATATTGTGGGATCGCAAGTAGCAAATTAATGATTTTATGGTATTGTGCATTTTTCTGTTGCTGTTAGGAAACTAACTTTACAACTTTATTGGCATGCAACGAAGAATATTAGCCGATCCCAGACAGCAACCGAGGTCAATCTCGGTATCTTTCCACCCGGACCTACTGGCAAAACTAAATAATCTCTGCTACGAGAAAGGGGTCTCCCGGAGTAGCTTTATCGCGAATCTGGTGGAGACATCTCTGGATCGCCGGAATAAAGCTAAGAACCGGAAGCCTAGAAAAGTGGCAGTAAAATAACCTCCCACTAACAGGAAAATAATAGGATCATGGAATACACACCAGAAGAGAAGTCTCTACTCATTAAGGATCTCCATTTACTTCATAGGGATAAACGCAACAAAGAAGAGTGCGGACCTTTCCTGAGATTCAAGCCAACTGGTTTGAAGGAAAAATTACTTCCTGATGCCGGTAGCAAACGTCTCACAAAAACAAAACTTAAGGTCATCTTGGCAGATCTACTATCCGAAGGTCACTCCCTTTTGAAAAGACCTCAAGGAAGTGCCGATTACTGGTTAGTGCTTGGGACAGAAGATGCTCCTAAACAAGTCGATACAGTACGTGAAACGGAGATACCAGACAGTGATGTCCCTGAAGGTTTTCTCGAGTTCGAAGAGAAGTCTAAGGAAATCCTGAAACGTAATTTCACCCGGAAGAAGTTACTGGATCAATACCGAGCTGTCGCACCCATATTTCAATCCAGTTAGTCCACTAACATCAGACCAAAATGCTCAACCTAACTGTATATACGATTTTTCACATGGTCTCATAGTGCTCATATCAGGCACTGGGGGTCACGGAGGTTTTTTTCCTACTTTCTGTCCTCCAAAGGGATACCGGGATTGAGTTCCCCAAACCTGCCCCCAGTGCCGCCTCACTTTTCAAAATAATGATAGAATTCACCTTAGATGTAAACCCGCCGACTGGAACCCACCAGTCCGCTCTCCGGGTACTGAAGAACCGCAAGACGGGGAAGCAGTTCGTGGGGAAAATGAAGTCTTCTAAGGGGCGGAAGATACAGAATATGTTCTGGTCACTATTACAACCCTACCGGCCTCAGAAACCGCTTCAGGGACCACTACAACTCCAAGTCTGCTACGTATATCCATGGCGTAAGTCTGAGCCCAAGAAGAATCAATCCTCTGGATGGTTATGGAAGACCACAAAGCCCGATGCCAGTAATATGGTGAAGACACTGGAGGACTGTATGACGGACCTAAATTTCTGGGTAGATGATAACCAAATCACCCAACTGCTGGTGGAGAAGGCATGGGGCGACCGAGTCGGTATCCGGATTAAGGTCGTAGAGCTTACGCCTGCCCAACCCCCACGCTGGTACAAAACCGAAGGGACCATGACATGAGCGACTCCCTCTACATGAATGCGAAACAGGTCGCTGAGTATTACTCGGTCTGTGCCAATACAGTCCGCAATTGGGCCGATGCCGGGTACATCCAGAAACATTTCCTGCCTACTGTAGGCACCCGCAAACGTCCACCTGTTCGTTTCCTCCGCTCTGATGTTGAGAAAATGGCCCGGACGCAACCATGGAATCAAATGGAGGAAATACAGGCATGAACGGACGTCTGGCTAGAAAAGCAAAACATGCAGGCAATCCGATGCAGCAGATGCTTCTGCCAGACCCTTTTGATGAAGGAGAGCGGCATGACCGATTGGTCCGTCTTTCCCAGTGGGCATCCATTGCTCATCCGGGACGCCAATTCTCCTATCGGGAAATCCAGAACCTTACCGGAATTCACCCCACAACAATCCGCAGGATTGAGGAGGACGCCTTCAAGAAAATTTCACCTCAACTAGAAGAAATCAAACATGAATACACAAAACAGTCTGCTAACGAAAGCTAAATACTGCAGTAACGCACTCCTTAAAGGGGAGATTGAACACGGGGACGTCCCTGACGAACTGGTGCCTCATATACTCGAAAGCTTTGCCAAGCATGAGAAGACGATGAAGGCGTTTAAGAATTACGCCAAAGGTCAAATGATGAATGGCGTCAACTATGCTGGATGGTTCCTGGCTCCAGGATCTACCGTCCGCTCCTTCACAAAATTGGTAGAACTGCACCAGCACCTGAAGTCTGAGTACGGATGCGATGCCGACACCTTTCGCAAGAACTGTTCCATTAGCACCGGTGGAGTCAAAGAAATCGTCAAAAACGGACTGCCTCCCGGTACACCTGCTGCGACTATCGAATACAAGGTCAACGAGATGGTGGAGATGTTCGGGGAAACCAAAAAGAACGCTCCCAGTATGAAAGCTGAGAAGAAAGCGAAAGCTGCATGAACCCACTCGCCTACGAACTCACGAAGGCGATGGGCAGGAATTACACATCAACATCAAGAGAATCAAATACACGAAAACCTAAAACCAAAATGTTAAACATATCATCAGGAAAAATCTCCGCCCCTGTGCGGTCTGTATTTTATGGACCGGAAGGTATCGGAAAGTCTACATTCGCCACTTGGGCTCCAAATCCATTATTCTTGGACGTCGAGGCAGGCACCCGTCATCTGGACGTTCAGCGTCTGGAAGACATTAATGGTTGGGAGCATGTAACCAATGCAGTCCAAGCACTCACTAAGGATCACCACGGATTCAAAACACTGGTCATCGATACCATTGACTGGTTGGAGAAGCTCGGGGTCGAGTACCTTTGCTCTACCCACAATAAGGATGGTCTCGAAGGTTTCGGATACGGCAAAGGTCACGTTTATGTAAAGGAACTCTTCGACCGACTTCTCAACGACCTAGATAATCTGGTGAACTCCGGAATGCATGTCGTAATCCTGGCCCATAGTATCGCCAGAAAACATGAAGATCCGGGCCGAGCCGGTTCCTACGACCGGTACGAACTCAAACTCTCCCGGCATGTTGCCCCACTTATCAAGGAATGGGCAGACCTTCTGGTATTCATGAACTACAAGACCGTGATCACCGAAGGCGACCGGGGCAACGTGGTTGCTGGCGGTAAAGAACGGTTGCTCCACACCACGCATACCGCAGCCTATGATGCAAAGAACAGGCATGAATTGGCTGATGTTCTTCCGATGGACTGGATCTCGGTCGCACCGGCATTTGCCTACGAGCGGAAATCAGCACCGGCAACCAAGAAGGCACCTGCGAAGGTAGCACCAAAGGAAGAAATTCCCGAGGATGAACAGAATGACGAACTCGAGGCATCTACTCCTCCGCCGAAAACAGATGAGGTAGTTGACCCTCTGACTGAACAAACACCTCCAAGAGGTGCGACTGAGGTCCAAACTACCAACTGCAAAACTCTATGGTCCCAGTGCATCGAGAAGCTCGGCTATGATGCCGACAAGATGAAACAGATCTGGAAGTTCTACGATCTCGCCGGGAAGCCCGGAATGTGGGGAAGCCTGACTAAGCCTCAAGCTGCAAAAGTCATCGATTTCCTAACTACCAAACTCGAAAACGCCTAATTTCCACAAAATAAGGAAACCATAGAAACCTAAAAACACACGAATAAGTAAACTATTATGAAGTTCTCATATAAATCACAGGGTGAACAAACCCAATCCTACGAACCGCTACCAGCGGGTGACTACGGAGCAGTACTGACCAGTGTTACTCCTAAGAAATCAAAAAACGGCAACGACATGGCAGAACTTGAGTTCCAAGTTGATGGCACGTCACGAAAAATTACTGAGCGTATTCCCCTCATGGAATCCTTGGCATGGAAATGGGACCAACTCGCTGCAGCATTTGGCGTGTTCCATGGTGAAGGCGATCAAGCTGATATTGATACCGATGACTTCGTTGGCAACTCACTAAAGTTCAATCTCAAGATTGAGACCTACACTAACAAAGATGGTGATGAGAAGCAAACGAACCGCATCGGTTACTTCATTGCGAAGGAAGATCCGAAACCGTTCAACAAGGCAGCACCTAAAGCTGCAAGCCACGCGGCTCCAAAGAAGGAGATTGATAACTCCGCCAACGAAAAAGCGGACGACGAAGAAAGCAACGACGACGTTCCTTTCTGATGCAGCTTCGCGACTACCAGACTGAGGCAGTCAACTCTGTCATTCGTGACTTCCGGGATCATCAAAAGATCCTGGGGGTCGCGGGGACGGGTGCCGGGAAGACAATCATGGCATCTGAGTTAATGAATATTGCCAAGGGGAATGCCCTGTTCATTGCCGATGCGACCAAACTGGTTGAGCAGAATGCCGACAAATTCAAGCAGTACACGGGTCGCAAGGTGAGCGTCGAGCAGGGCAATCACCACGCGTCCCCCCTGAGCAAGATCGTGGTGGGGACGACCCAGTCGATTGTGAACCGACTCTGGAAATACGATCCTGACCATTTTTCTATCATAATCGTGGATGAGGCACACAGGAACTCTCTCGGAGATCAGGCCCAGAAGGTTCTCAATTATTTCCCGAATGCAAAGATCCTCGGACTAACGGCAACACCATGGCGAAAAGATCGCAAACAGTTGGGCGACTATTTCGAGAAGATCAGCTTCGAGATTGGAATGGTGCGGTTGATCAAAGAGGGGTTCCTCTCCCGGATCGTCATCAAGTCCGTACCACTACCAATTGATTTGAATAACGTGAGGACGTCCAGAGGGGACTACCGCGATGATGACCTTGGTGATGTACTGGAGCCTCATCTCGAGGAAGCTGCACAATTACTGGCAACCCATGCTTTCAATAGAAAGACAGTGGCATTCCTGCCATTGATCGAGACCTCAAAGAAATTTCGGGATGCCTGTCACCGGGCAGGACTTTATGCGGTACATGTAGATGGCGTGGACCGGGATGCACTTTCAGAATTTACCCACGGATCGGCCCAGGTCGTCTGTAACGCCAGTCTATTGACAACAGGCTGGGATCATCCGGAGACGGACTGTGTCTTCATGCTCAGGCCAACAAAGTCCCTGAGTCTATACCAGCAATGCGTTGGGAGAGGCACCCGGATTGCTCCCGGGAAAGAAAACCTTTTATTACTCGACCCGCTTTACCTGACGGATCGCCACAAAATCATCACTCCAGCTCGATTGATTGCGTCCAAGCCAGAGACGGCGGACTACATGGATGAGCACATGATGGGCGAGGAAGAGAGCGATCTTCTGCAAATGGAGGAGGATGCAGAAGAGGAACGCATCTCCAAACTCCAGGAAGAACTGGAAGCGAACCGGAGGAAGCAGGCCCGAACAGTGGATGCCTTGGACTTCTGCCTAAATCTGATCAATGCGGTTGAGGTCGCCGACTACGAACCAGAAACAATGTGGGAGATGGAGCCTCCAACCCAATCACAACTCCAAGCACTCGAAAAATTCGGAATGGATGACGTGGGGATCTCAAATCGAGGTCACGTCAGCAAGGTGCTGGATCTACTTTTTATGAGACAACGGGAAGGATTCGCCAGACCGAAACAAGTGAGACTACTAACAAAACTAAAGTATCCAGATGGCGGAGGTATGTACTCACAAATAGACGATGAAACAAGGAAGCGAATGATAGGGATGGCGACCTTCGAGGAAGCCTCACAATTTATCTCCAATAGAATAGGAAAGAAACAGAATGAAAGTAAGCTGGGAATCGCAAGGTAGTCATCAGTCATCACCATCAGATAACGGACCTACGGACTATAGAGAAATCGCCGAGAGTATACTTGGAGCAATCGATTGGGAAGACTCCACTATCGGGTACTGCAAATGCCCCGGTGAGCATCTCCATACATCACCGACCGGCCCGAAGGATTGTAAGGTCACCGTGGGTGACGGCAGAGCACCAACCATTTACTGTTTTCATGAATCTTGTAAACCAGAAGTTGATAAGACAAACACACTCCTGAGGTCCGAACTCGGGAAGGCAGACGCCAGAAGCGAACGTCAATTGGTAGGAAAACGAAAATTTCATAAGCCTGTTCCGACTCATACAGAAATCCCTGACGATACCGAACGATTCCTGAGGTACGTTTTTGAACCCGAAGATTATGTCTCCATTGAGTTTCTGACCCAAAGAGATACAGGGGATCGCCCGGAAGGCAGAGGAACAAATTACGTAACCCGGGACGAATGGATTGCCGGGATCGATGGCGACGAAGGCAAACTCCACCCGACTGAATTCGGTGGAGAGGAAGCGACTGGATACTACGTTCGAATCAACCCGATTAAAAAAGGGAGTGGCGGCACAAATAACGATGTTACCAATTTTAAGTACATCCTACTTGAGTCAGATGAGGGGAAGAAGGAAGAGCAGGAATTAATGCTCAGGAACGCAAGAATACCCATCGCCGCATTAATCGACTCTGGAGGCAAATCGGTCCATGCATGGGTCCGGGTTGATGCTGCAAATGAACAGCAGTACCATAAACGCCGCCAGCAGATCTACGATGTGCTACCAGAAAAATTCAAGGTAGATACCCAGTGTAAGAACCCGTCTCGATACTCCCGTCTACCTGGTGCAATGCGTGGAGACGAGGAGCAGAAGCTTATCGGACTGGGGATTGGTCCACGGGATTTCGATGAGTGGCAAATGGCTCAGGACGAATCTGAAGAACCCCCAGAATTTGGACCGGATTTCCTGAGGAATTTTGATGTAGAGAATGACCCCAACAACATGCTCGGGAAAAGATGGTTGTGCAAAGGTGGGGTATTTGGATTTGTCGGACCTACTGGAGCCGGAAAATCGACCCTTATCATGCAGGGGATTATGTCATGGGCATTGGGTCGCGACTTCTTCGGGATCAAACCTGTGCGACCACTCAAATCCTACGTCATGCAGTACGAAAATGACGAGGGAGATATGGCGGACCAGTACCAAGGAGTATTCAAGTCCTTGAACCTGTCTGCCCGGGATCAGGAAAGTCTTCAGGAGAATCTGATCTTCCGCCGGGTCATGAAGCATGTCGGCATGGACTTTGGAAGGATCGCCAAGTATACCATCGAGAGGCACGAACCCGATATCCTCTGGGTGGACCCGATATCGATGTACATTGGCGGAGACCTGAGCGATCAGGAATACGTTACCCAGTGGCTCGCCCAAATGTTAGTCCCCTTGGCTAAGGACACCGGGACCATGATTGGCTTGATCCAGCACACAGGGAAGGGGACAATGGACCCACGAACAGCAGATGCAATGACGGCGTCCGACATGGCGTACCGGGGTTTCGGCTCCAGTATCATCGCCAATACCTGTCGGGAAATGATCAACCTGGCCGAATTGCAGGTGAAGGAAGGGACGCCCCGGACCTTTCGCCTGGACCTCTGTAAACGCCAGAACAAGGCGGGGATGCGAAACGTGAATGGCGAATTATCCAATTATATTTTCATACAGCACGGAATAAAAAATGTATCATGGCAATTATGCGAAAAACCAGAACCCCCGGAGAAGAAAAAGAAATGAGAACGACAACAATACGACAAAGCGACCTCCCCAATATGGCGAGTCATTGCGACCAAAGCGAATGCGGGTTCTCGATTTATCGAGGAGTCATTGTTCAATGGGACGAAGATCACGATGAACAGATTCTGGATGTTCTGGATCAGATGCCAGCACACGTTCTCGACTCTCTTCTTGTCACGCAAGAACACGAAGGGGTAATCGCCTTCGTGTGGAAAGGGACCGTACCGGAAGGCTATTCGGAATCAGATGATGGAATCGATGCAGGAAAGGATTGGTGGGTTATCGACAGTTCAGTTGCCCTGCAGAATGATTAAGACATGACCAAAGAAGAAGAAATGAGTACCGATAAACCTGAATGCTTTGGGTCCGGGCAAGTCCGGATACCACAATCTGCTGCAGAGAATTCCTGCTACGATTGTAATTACCTAAACGAGTGCATGGTAGTTTCTGACGCTATTCAAACAAGTCACTACGGCAACACAAAGGATAATCCCCTATCTAAGAGGCAACAGCAAGCCGCAGAGGATATACAAGAGTTAATCAACCAAGCACCGAAAGTATTCCCAGAGGATGACGCTGAACGTGCCAAGTATCCAATCGGTACATTTATCACCGAGTATTTCCCAAATGCACTTGCTGCACTGGCAAAGCACTCATGGGAAAGTAACGAGAAACACAGTCCTGGCGAACCTGTGCATTGGGCTAAAGATAAAAGCATCGGCAACATTGATCGAGTATTTCGCCATTTGATTGACGGAGAGAAGATCCATGCGGCTTGGCGAATATTAGAACTTATCGAGCGGGAGATTACTAATTAAATGACGATTTCGTGCCATCCAGATCTCACTTTTACCACGTCACCAAAATGACAAAACACTTTCGCAAACTGATTGATGTAACCAGAAATGAATACTGGCGACCCGGAAGGGAGAGAGACTTCGGAGCGATCCGATAAAGAGCACCCCGGCGGTACAGCAGGGAAATGCGAGTTCAAATCTCGCATCAGTTTGCACCTAACTTTCTGCTCACGTTGAGCAGGACATTGTATCTAAAGCCCTGTCCCTTTTAAGCGGGGGACAGGGTTCTTTTTACGGGAGTATCCCAAAGAACTCTTCTGACTCCTCCTTCGTCGGGCCTGCATCCACATAAACCCGGTGGAACACATCAGAGGTCTGGGTATGCCCCATCGTTCGTCTGCACCATTCCTCTCCACGCCAGTATCCATAAGAGGCAAACGAGTGCCGAGCCCCGTCCGACGGATACTTAATCTCCAGTCGCTTGCATGCTCTTCTCCGGGCTTGATGGAAGCCGGGATAACTATGAATCACTGGACCCTTTCCCTTTTTGTACTTCTCCAACCACGCCCAAAGGTTCGCAGGAAGGTCTGACAGTACTCTACGCTTCCGAGTCTTTGCAGCTTTCCCCTCAATGATGATTCTCTCCCGACGAAAGTTAATATCATCCCAACGAAGTCTATCCAGCTCACCCATTGGGCGGATACCTGCAAAGAAAGCTAAAGCAAATCCTGCCCGGTACTTCTCGAGAATATCTCCAAGCAAGTCTTCGACTTCGTCAGGGTAGAGGATACCGACAGTAGTCTCATCCTCCTTCAATCGGCTCCATTTAAGTTTGGAGAAATGGTAGGGTGGAACCCATTTGCGTCCCTGATCCTCGTTCCCGCACCAATTAAAGAAACAAACAACGTCATTGCACCATGTCTGTCTAAGGGTGTTTGTTCCTGCCTCCTCAATGAATTTAATAACCTCTTGGCGAGTTATGGACTTCATCCCCACGTCCCCCAGGAATTGACCCATTCGATTTAATCTCTGTTCTCTGGTTCTTAAAGTATCATTTCGCCATCCCTTCCGCTCCCCATCTTTCAAATATTGATCGATTGCCCAGTGTAGAGTCCGGGTAGCCAGATTGGTTTTATTTTCCTTCGAGGTGACTTCAAAGACGCCATCATTTAGTTCATCTTTCCAATCTGTGATCCAATCCTCACGCTCGATTTGAGTGTTGAAAAATTTGGAAATTGGTTTCTGACCCTCAAGTTTTATTCGGACCCCAAAACATTTTCTTCCAATTTTTTGTTTCGAACGATCCAGAATGCGGTGAATTTTAATATTTTTTGCCATGAAATTTGAGTTACTTTTTTGGGTAACTGGAACCCCTCTGAGTTACTTTTTAGGTAACTTTTGTTGAGTTTTTTGAGTTTCTTGAACTCTTTGAAAGTCACTTATTTTTGTCAATCAAACACCCTTTCATCCCTTTATTTATGCGGGATGCCGCACTATCACTAAAATGGTGCCCCCACTGGGACTCGAACCCAGATTGACGGTTTAGGAAACCGCAGAAATCCCTCTCTACCAAAGGGATAAAAAAGGTCGAGTTACTCATAAAGGTAACTCAGTGACGTTTTTTTAGTTGATCTGTACACGTTATTTTCTGAATATCGTGTCCATGAAAAACGCAGTAGCTTACCTCAGAGTTTCCTCCATCGGCCAAGTCGATGGGAATGGATTGTCCCGTCAGGAAGAAGCGATTCGTCGCTTCGCTAAGAACGCTGGATACAGAATCACCTCTGTCTACAAAGACGAAGGTATCTCCGGAACCACGGACGGATTTAATCGTCCGGGGTTGGTCGAACTTGTTTCGAATGTGGAAGAGGGGACCACGGTCATCGTTGAGAATTCTGACCGTATCGCCCGTGACCTCATGGTCGGCGAAGTCATCCTCGGTCAGTTCCGTGAGCAGAAGGTTCCTGTTTTTGATACTGCTGGCGTCGAACTCACCAATATTGAAGGTGATGCTACCCGCACCCTCATTCGCCAAGTCCTTGGAGCAGTGGCAGAGTTCCAGAAGTCCCAACTGGTCGCCCGTTTGAAGGTCGCTAGGGATAAGGTAAAAGCCGAGACCGGACGTTGCGGAGGTCAGAGACCCTTCGATGATCAGCAGGTCATTGAGCGTATCGTCAGTTTAAGTGACCAAGGTTTCTCAATCCGCAAGATCGCTGGCGTCCTTAATGAGGATCAAGTGCCAACTCCCAAGGGTGGAGCCCAATGGCACGGCACTACGGTCGCCCGGGTTCTCAAGCAGGCGGCTTAACTTTAAGCACAAAGTGTAACAGAAACCCTCAGTCCTTACCGGGCTGGGGGTTTTTCATGGTTTTGGAAATCTGCCAAAACAAACGGATTCTCATCTAACAGTTCATCGAGAATCTCCAATACCTTTACAGCATCAGTATTATCCCAATTTGGTTCACCATCCTCATCAAGGAATGCTGAGTCCATTTTGAAAACAGGGTCCACTTTTTCGCCAAACCTGAGCTGAGTGGCGATTTCCTCTGCCAAGTATCGTGGTCTTTCGTCTAATCCGCCTGAGTCGTCAAATGCCATATCTCTAATCTTTCACTATTGTGCTGTCATGGGTAATAGTACCTTTGTCGAATATCAACCTGAAATTCTTACCGGACTTCCGTCCCTCAGTGTAGGTTTTCTCATTCATTACCAAATTTATGAAATCATCGAGAGTCTTTATATTTCCTGACTCTTTCTGTAATTTCAACAGGATTGACAGGCTGGAGTGTCCAACAGGTTCATTCTTGATTGCATTCCAAGTCACCCAGTGGAACCCAGATGCATTGACGTGATCACCGAGCATCTCTTTGTATTCTTTAGGATTTGCCTCAAATGCGTTTTGAAGACTCGTGTTAATGTATTCGTAGAATAGATTTGAGAACACAGGGTTATCTGACTCCAGTGTGCCGTAGATCGAGTAAATGCCCGTAGGGTCTTCCGGGGTATTGTAGCGATCATATGTGAACATGCTGGCAGATTCCTTACCTGTCATTCGCTCCAATGTTGGGAGATTTGCGAATACGTATTGCCAACGGTCGCCGACCCAGGTCGGAATACCTGTGGTTAGTCCCATAAAACTGACCACTTTATTCTTAATTCCTAAGGACCCACGTTTAGCAACTACGTCCCAGTACTGTTGTCTCATCTGGGAGTGATCATTGGTTGCAAAACTACGTCCAAGCTCATCCCATTTGCCATTCAATAATTCCAATGCGGCGTGGAATGAATTCGCATTGGATGTCGCATTATTCCCAATTTTCGCAGCATTCTCGTCAGTCATGTCGCGACTCTCCGCAACGATCTTCTTCCATTTCGCTTCAGATAAATTGAAACTACCTTCTGTGGATTTATGAACTGCTTCGAGGACATCGCGGTTCGCCATCATACGTAACCATAATCCCTCTTGATCCAATGGCGGTAACATACGCGATAAAATACCCCAAAGATGCAGCAGTGCGGTCACCCGGTTGTCTGGAGCCTGTCCTTCCCCAATTGCCTCTCTGAACTCCAAAGTCCCATCCAGTCCATCCAGAGCATTTTGGCGGGTCTCGATCTTCCTTTTGCCATGCAGACGGTCACCCAGAATCATATCTGCCATCAACTTCGGATTGGTTAAGGCAACCTCCAAAGTTGAAGGAACGACTAATGCGTTGGAAGACGCACCGACCTTTTTCATAAACTCAAGATATCCCTGCTTCGATGTAGCCTTCTCTGGATCACCTGAGACCAATTCATTCAGTTTCTTTGTAGCCTCAAATACAGAGGCATGA